TCTGGGTGTCCTCCGCTCAAGACAATTTCCCATTCGACGTGCGTTCAGCGAGTGCTTTGTCACGTTGGTCTTTGAGTTGGGCGAGCCAGTTCTTGGCTTCGGCGAGTTCGGTCTTTATTGTCTTTATTGCTTCAGTAAGATAGCAAACTTGACACACTAGCTTTTCACCATCTATTTCAAAAAACCAATGTTTTGACTCATCAAAGTCGTCACTAGCCGGAGCAACTGAGTTTGTCCAGCAAACGCTGCATGTGTATTTGTTTAGGCGCTTCTGCTTGTTTGCCTCGGCGAGTTCGGTTTCGAGTTGGCGAGCGAAGTCAATGTTTACACATTTCACGTCATTATCTCGACGTGCATATTCTTTATATTGTGCATCCGTCCTCGGCGTCTTGTTTTGATTGGGTTCGGTCATATTTTGCTCCATACTTTGCTTTTGATTTCGTTTTCGATTTGTTGTGCGGTTCCTCCGCGCTTATAAAATTCCCGGACATCCTTGATTGGAGCCGGAGGCATCCAGATTACTGAATTGATTCCAAGCTCTTTTTTAAGTTTCTTGGCTCCGATGATTCCTGGGCGAGATTCTTTATTTGCAAACTGTTTTAGTCCGTCATTGTCCGAAATGATTACAGCCTTGTAAATCTTGAGCCGTTTCAGAGCCTGCGCAACTAATTCATTTCCGCTCATGCAGGTCGGTCGGCCAATGGAAAACAGTCCCATGCTGAGCAGCGCGGCCGTATCAGTTGGACCTTCCGGCAAATAGCAGACTTTAGGAGTAACTTTAAAGTTACTCTTTGGCAGGAATACCCCCTGCCGGCTACCGGTGACAGCCCACTTCTGCCCATCTTTGTTCCGCAACCGGATTCCGATATATTTTCCATCTCCGTCCGACATCGGGAAAGCCCAGGCTTTATGTGCATGGCTATAACCTACTGCCAAGGCGTCTAAGCTGTCCATAGAGACGCCCAAGGACTCCGACAGGCTCTTTATATCTCCTGCGCCGGAAACTGAATCCATGACCGATTCTGCGTCCAAGACCTGCGGAGCAGACCTCGTAGGCGGGATAAATTTAGTAACTTTAAAGTTACCATCCGAGCCGGGATAGCCGTGAAACCAACCACCCTTCGAGTGCGGCCTGGCAGATTCGACCCTTTGACAAAGCATCATGCGTTCGCCGAATGAACACCAATCCTCCCTGCCGCAGATTGGGCATGGATTCTTTTTGGTTGCGTGCTGCCAAATCATAGGTTTTGAATATCTGCCTTCGGGTCTCGATTGAATCCTTGTTTCTTCCAATAGTCCTGGTCGAAGGCTTTCTTGGTCGGAGGCGATTTGGTAACTTTAAAGTTACTCTTTTCCTTGACCGGCTTCTCGATTTGAATCAACTTCATCCCGTAGTTATCTACGCCGGAATAATTCCAGCCCGGCTTGCGGACCAGCTTCTGCTTAAAGCCTCCATAATTCACCTGATGCTGAGGCCTGTCCCATTTCCAAGACATGGTGGCAATATCTGGATGTTGGTCAATCGGACTGCGCCATTAACCTGCGCTTTTCAATCCATTCTTTCTCCTTGTTTCCAACCTGGTCGTTGCCTCCGTACAGATGCTCCATGTTGCCACCTTTGACTGAGCCAGTTGTGGCTTTCTGAGCCAGGAAAGCCTGAATTAAAATTGTACACCACCCATCTTTTAAGATTCTTATTGATAGGTCTGTGTCCTCATTATATCGGCCACGCCAACGGTGTTTAATTTCATTTCTCTGAAGTATGCAGGAATAAATTCTCGTGTTTATCCAAAAAGCCGGATAATAAAGTCTATCGACGCAGAACATATAGTAATTAAGTCCTGCCTGCCCAACATTTTCATACCTGTTAGCAAAATCTTCAACACATCTAAAAATTGTCCCATCAGCAACACGAACGCGAATGTTATTGTTTGCCCTCCAGAATGCTTGAATGTTGTCGTCCATAATCCAATGCCATTCTGCGCCGGATTCAATTGAATGTTCCCACACAAAATTGCGCACAGGAATTGAGCCACATTTGCGCAGGCTGAAATCCTCAGGAGCAATCAAGATTTTATCTTCTGAGACTTCTTTCAAATACTGCTCTGCCTCCGAAGGCTCGACTACCAACTTATACGGAACATTGATTCGATCAAGTTCCTTGGAAGTTAATAGTGATTCCCACCTTCCTTTTGAGATAACATAAACTGGAAATTGTGGATTCATTTATCTGATTTAAATCTAAGTTTGGCAACCCTTAGTTGTTGTTTCTTTGGGTGCCAAATATATTTTGTTTCTTCGCTTATTTTTTGCCCAATCATTTCTGAAAACTTTTTAATATCCTCCCTATTTTCAAAATGAACATAAAGTGTGTGAAACGGCATCATTTCCCTTCTTTCATATTCAGGCATTCCCTGCCATTCTTGTTCCCAAGCCTTGTCCACGGATAGCAGGTCTGGTTGTTCAGCGGCGCGGAATAAATCACGCTTCGGAATAACCGGTTCAGGCTTCCTGGCCGGCGGGGCAGACTTCTTTCTCGGAGGAGGAGGTGGCATAATTTATTTCTGTTTATCGGCCAGCCTGACCCGGCAGCAGATGACTTCTTTTTTCCATGTATTGATGACTTCGACCTTCCTGGTTCCGTGTTCTGAAAGGTTCATTTCGATGTATTGGTTCATCTCATCTTCGGTGTCGAAATGCTGGTTGATTTGAAAGGCCAGGCCGAATCCAGTGGCTGGCGCAGATTGCCGTTTCGGCGGTAGTTTCTTTTTAGGTGGCGGAGGTGGCATAAATTCGTAGTCGCCTTGGTTAAACGGGTTCGGCATTCAGGATGAAAGGATTGGATTGGTTTTAGTTCCGCATCCGAATGCAAATTCAGAAAACCAGTCGGCATATTTTCCGAACTCGATCACCTGCTTTGGTTTCTTGCGATACATTTTTGTTTTGATGCCTTGAGACTTGCGTTTGGCTCGCCACGCTTTCATGTATGCGCTGTGGTTTTTATAGCTCGGCAGGTCCATGTGTTTTTTATTTGGATGGTTCATAAATTCAAAATGGAACATCGGCATCAACCAGCGCTCCGACCAGATTCGGATTTCTTGGAGGAGGACACTTCATTTTCGGAAGCGCAAAGCTCGCAGGTTTCTTCCAGCCGTTATTGGCAATCTGGTCGAGCATGGAACGAGCGTTATCGAAAGTCACATCCTTCGGCTCGACTCCGAATTTCTTCAGGGTTGCAGCCTGCTTGATTGTGCATAGCTTGTTTTCAATGCGGCGAAAAAATTCAGATATGAGCTGGCGAGTCTGTGCGTAGGAATAATCATCTGCATTCACCTTGATATTTTCCCGCATCACCTTCCGCATTTTCTCAGAGGCCACCTTGCCTTTGTCCCAACCGCGCGTTGACGTAATCGGCTTGATTTGCAGAAGGTCAAAAGGATTGATAGCAGTAGTCTTATAATGCGCCTTGCCGACCAGTCTGGCCTTGCGTGCCTCCTCGGCCAGCCTGCGCGTCTTAATTTCCTCCTGAATCTTTTCTTCCTCCTCGATGGTTTTATCCATCCGCAACCGCTGGCCAAGGCTCTTGGCTCTTAACACCGCAGCCTCGATTACTTCATCTGAATAATTTCCGCCGAGAATGTCGGCCGTAGTCATCAGCTTGTGCTTTCCAGAGTTCCCGACAAAGTCAATTATCAGGCAGGACGGCTTGACGCTGCGCGCTATCGTGGCGCGCCGTAAAGGGGCATTAAAGACGTCATTCAGCCTTCCGGCTATGCTTTCATGCGGACGGGTTGCGCGGCCGGCCATCTGGGCATAAAGGGCGCGCGATTTGGTCGGCCTGGCAATGCTGATTATTTCAACGCCTGAGTCATCGAATCCTTCGGTAAAGATTCCACAATTCCAAAGCCACTGGATTTTTCCTTGCGCAAAATCAGAAATGATTTTCTTGCGTTCTTCAGAATCGGTCTTGGCCGAAACCACATTGGACATGCCGGAGCGGTGGCGGTTGAAGATTTCGGAAAGCATTTCCGCATGGGCCACCGACGAAGCAAATCCGATTCCGCGCTTGTCCCCGATGATGTCTATGGTGGCCGAGGCCACGCCCTGTAAAGGTTTTTCAGAAGTCATCACTGCGGCCAGGTCTGCCCCGTTCAAATCCCCAGCAGTGGTGCGAACATTCTCAAAACTGAAGTCCTCAATCGAAACCATCTGCTGCTCAATCGGCACCAGCCAGCCGTCATTGATTGCATCCAGGATTTCATAATCGAAGGCCACAGTATCGAAAACCTGGCCCAGAGCTTCTTCATCAGCGCGGTCCGGAGTGGCTGTCACTCCGACAATGACCAGATTCGGATTCGTCTTGTAATACTCGATAACCTTGCGATACGAAACCGAAGTGGCGTGGTGGGCTTCATCTACAATCAGAAGCCCGAAATCATTGGGGTCGAACTTGCCCATCCGGCCGCCTCCATCACCTCCGGCATTCTGGGTCTGGATTGTAGAAACTATGACTTGAGCCTTCGGATGAAACAAATCTTTATCGGTGCGAGATTTGTATTCGCCCATCTCGACATCAACTATAAGCCCGGTCACCTTCTGGATTTTATCACGCGCCTGCCAAATCAATTCTTGGCGATGGGCGAGCACGAGAGCACGCCCTGGAAGCCGAGACCGAATGAGCGATGCAAACAGCACGGTCTTTCCGGTGCCGGTTGGCATTACTACCAGCGCAGAACGATTCCCATCCTCCCACGCTTGCAGCGTTAACTTCTCAGCTTCCAGTTGGTAGTTTCTGAGCTTCATTCAGAATCTCCAATTAAAATAACTGACGCAGCACAACTTGATGGATTTCCGTAATCAACTTCAACAAGGCTATCTGCATCATCCAATACGACTTCGGCATCTGGGTTGCATTTTTGAAGCTCCTCAATCAGTTCTCTGACTTTCATTTTTAATCGCCTCCTTTCTTTGCTGACGTTCAACCAAAATAATATCGCAGATGTTCCAGGTGAGCCGCGCAGATGAACAGGTAAGCCAGTCCCCGTCATTGACCACCTCCGTGCAGCGATGTTGCAGGTCGCGCAGGAATTCCGAAGGCTTGGTCAGCAGCCGGTGACGCAAGGCCATGGCCAGATTGATGAATTCGTTGCGGGTGAAATCAATTTCAAATTCAGTCATAATAAATTTTAGATTAAATTTTCGGCCTGTTTTATTATTTTTCCATGCTTGGAAATATCCAACCCGCAATGAACATAGAACACCTTTCCACATTTAACGCACGGCCATTGAACTCGCTTCGTGTGCGATGGGTGCTTGTCACGCATTTGGCACCATTCGAGACAGGCCGCATAACTCGCGTTCTCCGATGGCATTTCCGGTTCAGGTATTTTTGTGAACGATTGGTCGCCAAGCCTGAATTGATGGCAGCAAGTAAATAGCCGCAACCACCGAGATGCCCGATTTAGGACAAATAGATTCATTCTACAAAATCTTTCCGAACTTGATTGCCCAATGAAGGATGAGCAATGAGTCTGCGGTTTTAAGGGTTACGTTTGAATGCGGAAACAGTTGTTGGGCGCGTTCCTTGAGATGGTTTTTCCATTTCTTCTCGTAGGATTTCTTGTTGCCCAATGAAAGGTCTTTCTGCCATTGTTGAGGACGCACCAGAATGACTTGAACCTTGAGAGCCTGCGCTACGCCCTTAATGAACCCGAATCCCATGCCGAAATTAAACATGGCCGAACCTGGCTGACCTTTCCCGGCAAAGCCTCCGACCTGTTCAATCACCAGAGTCGGATGACTTGGGGCCAGCATCGTAAAGAACGCCACGATGTCGCCCTCGGTCGCTGGCATTGGAATGGAAGTGATTCTGGTTCCAGTGATGTCGTTCCACGAAATCCCGCCAGAGGCTCCGGGGTCAACTGCAATGATGATTTTCATATCAGAGTTTTCTGACCATCGGCCAAGTCGCAGACGGATTCAAACGAAACCACCTTTTCGTCATGCGCAATAATTTGGTCCGGCAGGTCTGTGATTCTTTGGACGTGGATTCCTTCCGACCTGATTTGGCAGATTCGTCCGTGCGGAGTTTCTTCACGCCATTTTCCGTTGGCTATTTCGATTGGCATAAAATTATTTCCTTCCGGTTAAATCCTTGGTTTCCTGTGCGACGTTGTGCTTCCAATAGAACTCTGAAACAAGTCCGCGCTCGTAACAAGTCATGCAGCCTTCGGAATCTATTCCTGAACAGCTCGGGCAGACTGCAAAAGGCTTGGCGCGTTGCAGGTCTATGTAAACCTGATTCAATTTGGCCAGGCAGTCGGTAAAATCAACCTCGGCAAACAACTTGTCTTCGTTGTCCTGCGCAGACTTTAATGCCCCGCGAATATCGGACACCTTGCTCAAAAGGTTCTGAGCTTCAGGCATTCGATTCCAGACAGTCAAAGCCTCTTTAGGCACTTCCAGGCCTGTTCCGTCTAAAATGGTCTTGGCGGGCCTTGTAGGCGGCTTGGATACGGCTTTAATGGCCGCAGCCGTAACCTTTTTTCCGGTCTCGACTATCTTCTCGACCACGTTCTGCCGACGGGGAGGCGGAACTTTGGCCAGGGCGTTGGCTGCATTCTGGGATTTGACTTCGGGGATTGCCTTGGCCACATGCGCAGCTTCGATGATTCGATAGCCATGCTGTTTGCTCCAACCCCAAGCCCGGTCCATGTATTTCTCGAAAGAGCCGTGCTCGGCCCGATACAGTTTGTCGTCGCGGATTTCAGTCAGCGCAAGGCCGACTTCAATAAAGGTTTTCTCCCCGGCCTTGATGATTTTTTCCAGCTGCTTGAGCCTGGTTATTTCTGGTGCTGTTATTTGATTCATAAAATCTCAATTCCTTTAACTTTGGCTAGAGCGATAACGCGTTGCTGCCATGTGGCGTGATAACGAAACGCACTAATCCTATTTCTGAATGGCGGTTGTTCAACAATATCATCAAGTCGAAACAGGTAACTATCAATTTCCTTGTCGTTGAACGTCTCCTCCACCAACCAGCAAAGATGGAGAAGTTCGGTGTCGAGGACGCGAAGGTGTGGTTCTTTGATTTCAATCAAGGCTAGATAGTTTTCAGACCATCTGCAATACTCCGGCAACATCTTCGCCAGAGTTTGCTTTAGTTGGGTATCGGTGGGTTGTGTTGTGTTCATAAATCTTTCTCTGTTAATTGTTCGGCTGCGGTGAGGATGGCTTGTGATAACCGTTTATATTCTTCATACTCATTATCGCCTATTGAGTTGCATTCACTCATTACTTTTACCGCTCTCCGCATACCTTCTTTCATTGCGTCGAGTTGGATTTGTTTTATTAGCTTTGTATATGAGCCGTCGTAGTGAGTTAGCTCATAGTCTATTATTTCGCTTGTCCATTCTTTCGCTGTTTTCATTTTGTTCCTTTCTTGCTCGTCAGCGCCAAGCTTGTTCGGTAGTAAATTGAATTGATGGCAATACTCACGGACTTCTTACCGATACGGGATACACCCTAGCAAATCTGTGCATAGCACAAACATAATAGCCTTATACGGACTTGCCTTTGTTGCATTGCCATCAAATTGGTGAGCGCGGCAGGGTTGTTTCATACCTGCATGGATTCATTTAAGGAACTTCATTGAAAGTCTGACTAGTTACTTTCTGTTTCCTGTGCTACCGCCGAGGTCAATCGGACTGACTGAATCCTTAGTCGCAAGCGTCTTATTCCGCCACGCGCTCATTAAAATTATCTCAACATCAACATTGGGTCTATTGCTCCCAATCGTAAGTTTGCGCTTTGGCCTAGCGTTGTGTTGAGCGACCAAAATTTTAGTAACCTTAAAGTTACTCTTTTAGACGCCGAGAGACTCGGCCACCTTGCCCCATTGCGCAGGCGTCAATGTCTCCGGCTTAGTCGAACCTTCCGGCACGACAGCATCAATCGCATCGTAATACTTCTGTGCGACTTCGTCTTCGCCTAGCGGTTCGTCTGATGCCTTGTTCTGTTCGTCCAATGCGTCCCAGACTTCGTTCTGGCTTGAAGTCCGCGCAACGACCGCAGTGGACTTGCGGCCAGGAGGCCCAGAGACAGCAGGCTTGACTGCCGGCTTTGCAGGTGCCGAAGGTGCAGACTTGGCAGGAGTCGAGGCTGGCTTCGCGGCTGAACCGAACAATGCCTTGAATTTGCTCCCGAATTTGGTCAGCATCTCCTTCCGGGTTTCAGCCGTGATTGGACTTGCGCCCATGCCACCAATTGGAGTCGGCCAGCTCAGCTCGAATGTTTGAATCGGAGACTCAGCACCCTCTGGAGTGAACTCACCGATTGTGCCGGCCACTTCAAACTCTTTTCCGATTAGTTCGGATTCGTCTTCGATGTCATCCACGAAGAACAGGTTGGCAGGCTGTTCGATTCCGAAAATCAGGGCGATGGCCTGAATCGTTTTCTTCATCAGGCTTCCATCCTTCTTGACGAAGACCGTCTTGGCGACTCCTGAATATGGAACTTCGGAGTTAGTCAACTCACATGGAATGTGAATCATGATTGAACCGCTTTCACCCGGCTCGGGATAGAACGGCCTGGCCGTGCAGCGCGCACGATACTTTCCTGGACTTGGTAGGTTGCTCATTTGTTTTTCCTTTGTTGTTTTGTTTAGTTCTCTGCGTTATGCAGAAATTTTATTTTTCGGCTCGGTCTAGCCTGCGCTGCTTTAAAACCTGCCGGCGTTCGGATTTGCCATGCCACGGTTTTAGCGGGTCGAGACGGCGGATGCTGCCGTCCAGCATTTTAGCGTATAGCTTTCCGACGCGGTCTTTGATTTTCTCGCTGATGGTGGTTTTATCGGCGTTCGTGTGACGGACGCGGATGAGTGCCTTGTCTTCGGGAGTCATTATCCATTTATATGTCATATTTTTCCTTTGTTTGTTTTGTTTATTCTGCCCGAAAGGGCGAGAGTTTGGACTGGCTAATCGGATTTTTCCGAACGTTGCAGACGATTTTTGTTACTGCATAGCGTAGAGCGACTACGCACACGTCCCTGCGCCTCAGGTGGTAGCCAGCAAATCATTTTATGATATTTCCCCAAGGACTCTCCCCGAGGACAATATCAAACTGTTCGTTAGTGGTCCGGCTCTTGGCCATGCAAAACGGAAGCTCGGCCGAATACAGTGTGCGAGTCCCCTGGCCTTGGGCGATGCCTTTATCGTCCACAACTACATCGTAGCCGAGGAACAGAACATGGTCGGCCCATTCCTTCAGCTTGTGCCGGATGCTGCCTTTGCCTGAACCTGGATTTTGCAAACGAGGCTCATAACGCAGATAGTCTTCGCCGCGAGGATTCGGAACGGTCGAAGTGCATTCATGCGCAATCAGAATCACGTTCCGGCCTGCGCGGTTGTGTCTTTCCAAATCCGCCAGCAGTTTCAGGAATGTGTCGTAGATATGCTGAAACCCTTTCCCGAATCCGTAATCCTCAATGCGTTTGATTTTAACCTGCGCACCTTTTTCATGAGGAACATTTTTGATGACCCATTCGGAAGTCCACTGCTCGACCATCGTCACGGTATCAATCGCGATGGTCTTAATTGAGTCCCAACCATCAGACTGAATGGCCGCTCGGAGCGAGTCCCAATCGTGAACCGAGACCACCTTCGGAAGTTCAATTCCTGATTCCTTGAGCTGGCTTTTCAGGATGCCGAGGGATTCATCGGCATCAATAAAAGCTATCGGCCCAGGAGCCATGCAGGACAGTGTTGATTTCCCGATGCCTCCGGTTCCGTAAAGCAGGATGCGGTGGCCTTTGCTTTCCGGTATCTGGCCGAAGGCAATCTTTTTTCCAACCTGCGCTGGCGCTGGGTTAGATGGTAGAGTCGTTCGTTTCGGTGGTTGTGGCATAAACTTCGAGTTCTGGGTTGAATGGTTTCACGGCAAATCCCTGCGGAGGATTATCAATGTCAATAGTCAGGTTTGAAAGGCAGAATGATTTGTAGCGGCAGAAGTCGCAGGTGTTTGTTGAGACATGCCGAGGCCAGGCTTCTGCATCCCGCACGCCTAGGTTAATGTCTGTAGTTTCTTGGGAACGATAGTGCTGAATCAGCTTGATTAGCGACAAGCGCTGGACGTAGAACTGGCGCAGTTCGTCTTCGAGGATTGGGATTTCCCGGCGCGCAAAATAGAAGTCAGGACGGGCAATGGTATCGCGCCAGAGGCGTTCAGAAAATTGATCTGGAGTCTCCGGTGCCTGCTTGAGTTCCCAGCCGTTTTCTTTGTTGGCAGACTGGATTGGTTTTTCCAAGTCTTCGACTTCGCGGATTTCCTCCTTGGCCTTTTTGCCCTTGCCAACTTTCTCCTTGATGCGTTTCTTTTTAAAAACGCGCTCGCCGAGCTTGTTCACCACAATCTTGCGGCCTTCGGAATCAAGCTCATTCACTGACTTCAGCGGTCGGATGCTCGGCTTACGACAAACATCGTAATAGACCTGAGTGATTTCATAGCCGAGCTTGGCAGCGGCATCGAAGTATTGAAACACCTGGAGGTTGAACGCAAGACGAAGCCAGTAGTTTGAATCAGGTGTCAACTGGTCCGAGGTGGTCTTCGATTCGACCAGCGCATGGGTTTTATTTTTCAGCAGTCCGATGTTGTCAATCTTGCCCTGCATTGTGAAATGAGTGCCTTCGATTTCAAAATCAAACTGCTGCTCAGGCTCAGACTTGCCTACGTTTTCACGCTGGCCATAATAGTCGTAGTAACCTGCGAGGAGTCCTGCGAGCGTAGCGCATGAAAACTCGTCCAGGTCTATGCCTTCGGGAATGGCAAAGGCCAGAGCCTCGTCATAAGTCCAGCCGTTCCATCGGGCTTCCATAGCCCTATGCCACGCAGAGCCAAAGCGCAAGGCGTGCGCAGAATCCTCCTTGGTCAGCCCGACCTCGTAAGCCCAGAAATGACTGCGCGGGCAGTTCATCAGGGAGTTCATCCGGGAAGCTGTGATGATGTTGTTCATAATATAAAGCGGTCAGGAATAGGTGGAGTTTATTTAACTGCATTCCCCGTTCGGTTTACAATGCTTTTCATAAATCCCGAACCAGACGTCTCTGCTATTCCTGCCAAAATTCATGCAACTTTTTTAAGTTTGATTTCGTTATCCTCCGTGCAGAAAGTTATCCGAGCATCTTTTGAAATCTGTTTCTGCGCAGCCTTTTCATTAACTGGCCGACCGCAGTAAGTGCAATGGTGGTTATTAAACAACGGCCGATTGCATCCGGTGCAGTTGCTTGGCTTTTCCTTCGACCGACCAGAGCCATCAGTCTTGATAAAGTTTGCGCAGGCAGGACACCTGGCTACCTTCTTGACCTTGCCTGATGGATAAGCCGCTGTCCATTTCTTCCCGCAGTTACACTGGAGCTCAAGGACGATTGCTTTTGACTTCTTAGTCATTTGCGGCCTCCTCGATTTGTTGTTTTTGGCAGAGCAGGATATGGCGGGTCAAAAGCTGAAGCAGTTCAGCCAAAATATGCGCCGTTTCATAGTCAGCAATTTCGATTGCCGAGCCAAAGCTCCTCTGGGCAACATTCACTTGTTGTTTCAGGTTTTCGATTTCCATAAAATTATTTCTTGGTTAACGGACGGCCAAAGATTTTCTTTGGGATTGCGGAATAGATTCTGCGGCGTTCCTCTTTTTTAAAAAGGAAATGATTCTGAAGCGCGGCCTGAACGATGCCGTCCTTTGAGCGGTCGAATTCGGAAGCATCAGCCAGAACCGCCGATTCCATTTCTTTTGTGGTTTTGACTCCGAGCTGGACTTTTTTCATTGGGGACATATTAGCAAGTCCTGACGCATTTGGAATAGATTTGAAAAGACTTGCTAGTAAGTAAGCTTAAATGGTTCTAGGTTGACTGGAATTGGCTGCTGTTTGAATGTTGAAAAGATTCGATTCTTTTTCAGGTGCCATCCTTTTTCGTCTTGTTCAATGGACATTGATGGATTGTCTTTTACAATTTGCCGCATTGACTCAAGCAGGATTTCTTTTTTCTGATACACATCGTGAAGCCCACCGGCATTAGTTCCTATCGGCGGGCAATTTGTCCGCAAAAGATCAAACATGAGACTACACCACCCTTCCCTTAGAATCTGCATTGTAAAATCCATGTCATTAAGGCGGCGAAGCCTAAATTCAGCTTTCACTGAATTATTAACCAAAAAAGACTGAACCGGCAATCCATTCACCACAATTGGCCTATCGCAGTTCGGAGGCCATGAGTTTTGATTCATCCCTGCCTGGCCGATATTATTATATCGCAGGACTTCTTGCTCGACTTGTTTCAAGGCTTCCTGCGCAGGAAGGATTTCGTGGCCGCCTTTCTTGCGGAATAAGAACGAACGAATATCGTCATCCATCTGCCAATGATACTCATCTCCGCAATCAGTTGAATACTGTTTTATGAACTGGCGAGAGAACGCAAGTCCTTGATTATTTTTAGGCAGCCGAATAACCCTTGCCGGACCAACCCTGTCATAATAGGCAGAGTATTCTTGAGGCTCACAAACAATCTTAAACGGTAAGCCTCCAAGCGTGTCTATGGTTCCGCCTTTCAATTCTGCGCGGCCTTTGCTTGGGATATAAATTGGAAACATAGAATCGGAAAAGGCTGGCAGGTTTCTCTGCCAGCCTTTTGATGATTATTCCGGCGCAGACTCCTGTTCCGGCGTCGGTTCGGATTCGACTGCACGCGGAGGCGGAGGAGTTGTCTTCACAACCTTGGCTTTCGGTGCCGGCTTTTTTGCGGCCACCTGCTTCACCGGAGGTGCTTTCTTGGCCGGAGCCTTGGGAGCGGACTTGACGGCTTTGCCTTTAACAGCAAAGTGCCGGCCGACCTTGTTGACCCGACGCCATTCACGGCCAATGAGGTAGGCTACGCTCGGAGTCGGTCCACCGTAGTTCGACTTGACCGCCGAGGTGATGTCCTTTTCTGATTTACCAGCCTTGGCCATCTTGACAATCATGTCGAGGACGGTGCCCTGGGTTGTTTTCGGTGCTTTGATTTTTGCCATACTATTTTCTTTCGTGCCGGATTGTTTGTTGGTTGGTCCGACCGCTCCGGGCTTTTGCGGTTGGAAATTTTCTTCACGGCGGATTATATCCTGTCGGTCGCAGCAGGAGCTGATGCGGATTTCCCGCGCAGACTTCTCAAAGGTGGCTGTTTCTCCGGTCAACTTATTGGTCACAGTCTGCCGGTTTCGATTCATGCAGACGGCTGTCGCGCTAGTCGGGGAAACCCTCTGCACGACATATTCGCAGTGGTCCCACATGAACACGTCTCCGATGCTGCGCCGAACCTGGCCGGGAGGAATATCCATGTCGTCCCGGTCCATAATGGTAACTTTAAGGTTACTCTTTAATACCTCAACAGGCTTCGTAGAATCGTTTACAGGACGTTTTAATGGCGGAAGGGTAGTTTTACCCTTGACCGGAGATTTGGTGGCTGGAAGAGGCGTTGAGACTAGCTTCGGGGTGGCTGCTACGCTCCCCTTGGCAGGAACAGTCTTTTTGCCTCCGCCATCCGAAAACCACATGGCTGAGCGACAGTGAACACACCGGAAAGAATTGTTCTCCTTTCCTGTCGGGCACGGCTGGGACTTCCCGCATGACGGGCACTCGAACATCTTGGCCTTGGTCGGATGCCCGCAAAAGCCGCAGGCATCCTTCGATTCTAATGTTGGGCGTTTGCACTTCCGGCAGATGACGAGCTTGCGATTCACGGTGACCATAGTTAGTAGCAAGTTGAAGATTTTAGAAACAGGTTTAGCTGGACTTAATAGTAAGCTCTTTCCCCTGCAACGGATAAACCACCCGAACTATAATCTTACCGGCAGGAATAGTTATATTGCGCGAGAACGACCGTTTAAGCTCCAGAGGCGCAGAAAGAGTAATAATCTGCCTTCCTTCGGTTCCGAGCTGTTGCGGGGCGTCCTGGACAACTCTTGAACCAAGGTATTGGCCAAAGGCCGACATGGTTTGCGAGTCGTAGTATTCTTCGATAAAACCGAGATGTTCGCGGGGAGCCGGATTCATTCCACCTCCGTTGCGGATGGCTTCGAGGTTGGCGAGGGCTGCGCGCAGCGCGTCAACCCGTTCACTGGCTATCCGTGAATCAGTTGGGCGTGGCGTTACCAAGTCGAGAAGGAAAGCCGCCTCCGCCATGGCCACGAGTGCGGCGTGTTCGTTGAGTGATTTGCAAATTTGCATTGCAATTCCGGCCTGCTGTTCGAGCATTAAATTCCCTGCTATAATTGAGGCAATAACATTGCCTCCTTTAGTTATTACAAGATTGTGCCCGTGGTTCGTGTAAGAATAATTTGGTGTGTTCATAATTTTGTTTTGGTTAAAAAAGTTTACGCAGTTAGTAACTTCCTGCGCCAGTTGAGAACGCAAATTCAAGCAACTGGAAATTGAAACAATTCAAAAAATTCAGGGCTAACAAAGACTGATTTCGGATAGCCAATCTTACCGCAACCATTAATCGCCTTGCGCTCAGACACGCAGGCAATGTGGGGATTATTTAGACCGATTGCATAATCAACCACTTCTGACTCATCAGTCAGAAGCTTGCGAACGAAACCACGCCCATTTACCGGAGCCGCCGGAGGATTCGGAAGCATGGCAAGGCGTTGCTTAAAGGTAGTTAAATTGATTTCAGTTTGAGTTTTCATAGCTTTGCGTTCTAGGTTTGACTCTGCATTGTTTCGGGCTTGTCACCGACTTGCGCAAAGGATATTGCGCAAGGCTGCATTGAACCGACCCTTGGCCACCGGGCTTTCTTATCGTGGAACTGAGCTTCATCTTCTTATCTTGCTACCTGATTTTCGGCTTTCTGCAAAGTGCCTACTTTAATTCAGACTCGCATCGAAGTGCCTTTAGTTCTAAAGAGCTTGTCGGTGGATTGGGATGTTTGGAAATTGGCCAGAACCGATTTCGGTAAGTAGCAGTTGGGGGAGTCTGCGCTTTTGCCTATCTGGTGGAGGAATACTTTTTTAAGTAGAACCGGACTGAACCGGAAATTTCTTCCTTCTCTCTCCTCGTTCCTTTCGCTGGACCTGCGCCGGGCTTTTACCGGGATTCCGCTTTCTGGCTGGCGAGCCTTGCTGGTCTCTTGGACTGCCCTTCGACTGCGCCTTACCTGAGAACAGACTATCAAAGACTTACTAGTAAGTCTACAACTATTTTCAAAAATCTTGCTGGGAAACTGAATCAGCTAATGTTTGAAAGGAAAAGGCGCACGAAATTATTTTTGTGCGCCTGCGGAAAAGAGTAACTTTAAGGTTACTTTTTACATGATCGAAGCTGGTTTCGGAGGATTCCGGCAGCAGACCTATTATCTAACCATGCCTTGCTCCCAAAGGCCCGCAAAGCTCCGTAAATGACCCACCTGCGAATCAATCCGACTCCCTGGGCTTTCATGGCCTCAAAGATCAAACTGTCAGCCTTGGCCCTGTTAAGCAGCGCAGGAACGAAGGCCAGGCCGTCGAAGCGGAGGAGCTGATTACGATAGGCCGAATCGTGCAGGACTCCGGCCATCCAGGACGAGTTTCCAGAGGCCGGAATTATGTTCTGCACGATTCGCGGAACAGAAAGGCCGTCTGTGGTTCCCCCAGCAGGCACCCGGTAAAGGATGCCTGCTTCGGAACAATAATCCAACTGGTCAATTATCACGTCATCCAAACCGTCTCCAGTCCAGACGCGGATTTTATCCCGATGAAATCCAGGTTTCATCAAAATCCCTTCGTGACGGCGAAGAATCCGCAGGGATAAGTTGCATCCCAATAGCCGGAGCCAGTGCGCTTCTCGACCATCGCGCCAAGGTTGAATTTTAATCCCCACTTTGAATAGACGGCAATCTTGCCGCCAGCCGCATAAATCTCGCTCACGGTGCCATTGCCGGACGCCACCATTGCCGAACCGAATGGTGTGACGACAACATTTGTCAGCCCGAATCCCTTGAACGGCAAAATGTCGGCTTGTAGGTTGATGCCACCTTTGACGAGATTGGCCTGCGATGCGTGACCCTGCGATTTTCCAGCCCAAAGATAATCGTAGCCGATGACGGCCCCGACGCTCGGTGTGAAGCTGTAAAGAAGGTCGGCGAAGGCCAGGTTTCGCTGGCCGGTAGTGGCGCGGCCGCCACCGATTACGACGCCGATATTGGTTGAGTTGATGGAATCGTAAATCTGCTGCAAGCCGCTTGATAAAGACGGCGCAGGATTCGGCGGAACATTTGTAACAGAGATGTCCCGACCAAAAGCGGCATGACAAATCAGGCCGATGGTCACGACAATTAAGACTCCTTTTAACATTGATTTATTTTTCATGGTGTTTTGTTGTTTGTTTATCTTGCGGGTGAATTGGTCGGAAGGGATTCTTCCCATTGCTTCTCGGCTTTGCGCTCGGCGCGTTGCTCGCGGGCATCATGGCTCCAATACCAGGTCAGCGACGGCATGGCGCGGTCATAGGACAGGACAGTGCAGCCAGTCGAAGAAGCAGCCATCATGGCCAAGGCGATGAGAATGGATTTGTTCATGGCTTGGGCGGATTGTTGTTGGAATCTTCTGGTGGCAGCGGAGACTGTTTCAGATAAAGCATTGTCCCCAAAAATCCACTGATTGCAAAATTGGCGAGCATCATTGCAAACAGATGGATCATCCCGGACGTGCTGTTCATGTTGAACTTATCCGGCGCAATCCCCATGCTGGTCAATCCGCTCACAACGGAGCTGCTGCCGCCGCTGATAGCCGCCGCGCCAAGCCCGTAAATCCATTTTTGAGTTGATGTTTTCATTTTCTTGTTTGGGCAAATTTGTTGGTTGCTTGCTTTTGGTCTTCTGAAAAATCAACCATCGGCATGGCCATTTTGATGATTTTTACGTCATGTTGAATGCTGTCAATTTTCGTTGGCAATGAAGTCCATGGAGATGCGGCTTTTGAGAAATAATCCAGGGCGGTCGGCATGGCAATAATGCAGGTGGCAGCCGTCGCGGCTATCGTGCAGAACAGTGTAATTTTAGTTGGCGAAACATTGCCGTTTTTCTTTTTAAGAATCGTCATAAAATTTATTGCGTCGAAATTCTTCCGATGAATGTTCCTCGTATGACTACTCCTCCAGCCGGTGCGGGTGTCGTGTCATTCCACGTTGCGCTGGAGTCCGCTGCGGGCATCGTGTAGGTCGTCGTCTGCAATGCCGTATTGGCGATGTTCGCATCGGCTGACCAGTAGCCGGTGCCGGTGTTGCCGACGATGGGCACCGATGTCCCCGCACCGTAATCGCCGGTGCCGGTGCCGTTGTTCACCGTCAGATGGTAAACCGAAGGCGTGAATGAACTATTTGTCTCCCAGTAGTTGCCAGGGTTCAGGTCGAATGTGACTTTTGAATCCGCTGGCACCGTCACTCGCTTGGAGTCGAGCGACCCGAATAGAACGTCAACCGAACGCGAGTTGCCGGTGTTGTCGGCGACAATGATGGAAGCAGGATTGAGCGGTTGATTTGTGTCCATACGAAAAACGTAGCCAGTCGTATCATAGCCACATTGCAGAGGTGCATAGGTCAACATCCTCCAGCCTCCGTAAGAGTTCGGCGAGAAGCCTGAACCATATTTGAAAGTCTGCGGAGTTCCGCCCGAATCACCACAGATGCCATATGGAGTGTAGAAGTTATTCGTTTCCCAGTTTATCAGCGGCGTGCCACCGGCCAGATTTACCGTTCCGAGAGTTGAATCGGGGAAATTGTTGAAACGGAAAACTGCATTCGTTACGAGTCCGGCCTGCTGATAAACCGGATTAACTTGAGTTACACCGGGACAGTTATTGCTGACGACGGTAAGCCCATCAACAATTCCCAAGTCTCCACTGCCGAGCGTTAACCAGTTGCCAATCGTGCCGTTAGGTGACGTGAAAGTGTTGAACGCGATCAGAATGTTTGAACTGACAATCAGGTTCCCGACGCCACCGGCATCTCCAAAAACCAGCGGTGCTGCCGCGCAGTTTATCAGGTTGCTTATGACGCTCACCCCTACACCCGTGTTAAACAAAATCGCATCGCCATTCGTGTCGCACAGCGAGTTGTTGGCCACTATAGTTCTCGATGCTTTGATGGAACCACCGTTGAACGAAATTCCATTCGCGCTCAAATTTGTGATGGTATTGAGTGTGAAATAATTCGTCTGGCCAGAACTGTAGGGTTGGTTGTATTCGAGTAGCTGAAAAAGGTTGTTGAAGTAGTTCGTCGAGACATCCCACGTTCCGTAAATGTTAAGCGCCGTCGCATTGCCATCGGTGTAAGTGCAGTTGTGAATATGAATGTGTCCGTTCGTATTTCCGTCAATGCTCTTGAACATCTCTCCGCGCCAGTGAATCACCGTCAGGTTGGTGAAGTATGTATTCTGCGCCGTGCCGCCCGCGCTGGTGGAATCAAAGGTCAAATAAGCCCCGTGCTGGTCATCCCAGCCTTGGCCCGTCACCTTGTTGACCGGGTAATCGCGGCTGCCAAAATTACCGAGCATTATTCCGCCATCCCACGTCATGTTCTCAAAAGTGACTGGATAATTGTTGGTCACGGGAGCCACCATTTGAAAAAGAAATCCGCGAAACGCCGTGCCATTCCACGCTGAACCATCGCTGGTGTTTTTAATCTGCCACGCTCCCCGCGACAGCAGCACGGTGCCAGACTGACTTTCACCTTTGAAATCCATGCCGCCGCGATTCAGACAAATGGAACCGTAAAAAGCTCCGTTCACGCCATCCTTGACCAGCGGCATCAGGAGATATTTTCCATTTGGAATGTTGATGATGACGTTCGTATAAGCCGCCGCCGCGATGACCGTATTTGAAAAAGCTAGCGTGTTATCCGTGCCCAGAGTTGCCCATGCGTTCGTGGTCGCCGAAGGCGCTTTGTTGGTGAGATTCAAAGAAGTGTTCACCGAGACGTAAAGATTCGTCGTCAGCAAAACATTCGTGACCGTGCCGATGAAGTCTTGGTGATCGTGAACATAACTGCTGTAAACGATTGCCACCGCTTGGCCCTGAACTATGTCCATCACCTTCCCAACGTAATTCGTCGTCATCGTGGCGAGGTGGCCCGGCGTCCCGGAATAAATTCCGACCGTCAAATTTGTTCCTGAGCCATCGTTATGCAGAGTGATGTTTGTTCCGGTAGTGTCCACCGAAACAATCGTTGCAAACAAATCGCTGCCGAGTGGCGTCCAGTTCCCAATATCCGTATAGCCGAGAACCGTGTCCGGACCGACTGTTGGATTACCGACACCGAATATCTCAATCGTCTTGCCGATGTCCGCACTGGAAAAGACATTCGTGCCGGACGGATTCACGATCACCGAATTGCTCACTGTGTTGACGTAGAACTGGACGGCATCACCAGTCGCGCCGTAGTTGGTGACGTTCAACGAAGTCTGGGCCGAGGCGGTCAGACCAATCAGGGCAAAAATAAAAATGGATAACGAGAACTTCATTGCGGTTTCGCAAGGAGATAAGTGCCGGGCTTGTTCGTCGTGTTCTGGCCAGAAACGTTCTGACGCATAAACACAATGCAGGTCACAGTGTTGGTCACCTTGACCAGAAAGTGCGAGACTTCACTTTGCGGAAAAGGGTTGCCGGTGCTACCTACTTCGAGGTTGTTTGTCGCACCAAAAATCGGCAAATCCGTCACCGGAATTTTGTCACCAAACATTCGGAATCCGCTGTAAAAATCCACTGGCGAGCTGAAGGTCAGTTTGGAAAAAGGATATGCCCCGTTGCCACTGATTCCATCCGCTGTGATCCCCCATGAAATGTCCCAAAGATTCGAGGTCAGCGTCACCTGCAATGGTGAAGCCACAAAGGTCGCGCCAATCGCCGTCAGGTTAAAATTTGTGGTGAGCAGATAGAATTGGCTGGATGTCGAACTGCCGCCGGATGGAGCCGCCCATTTCCGATCAGTGCCACCAGAGTGCGTCAACACATCGCCCAGCGTCGGGGTATTTGTGGCCAGACGAGCATCTGGAACCGTGCCGCTGGTCAGTTGCGAGGCGTTGAGATTTGTAATTTGCGTTCCATTTATCGGAGAACCAAGTCGTCCGTCTTGTAAATTACCGCTGGCGTCAAATAGCCCAACTCCTTTGAAATTCAACCCTCCTTGCAATGAGGCAGTGCCAGTCCCGATTTCGACAGTGTTTGTAAAAGTATTGGAAGGGCCAGCCGCACGAGCATAAGGTCCAAGTGCCACGTTATTGCTCCCAGTGGCAAAAGAATAGTAGCCGAGGGCGACTGAAAGTTGGTCGCCAAATGAATTTTGACCAGCCGCCAAACCACGGTCATCGCCATCTGTATCATCTCCTAAAGCAGTGCCAGCTAATAAAGCTGAGGCATTATTTCCGATGGCTGTTCCTCCGTTGGATGAACCTGTTCCAGTTCCAACTGATGTCCCGCCGCCGCTTGATGCGCTTGTCGAACCAATGGCAATGGAGCTTAATCCGGAATCTACCGAAGCCGCATGACCAATGGCAATCGAAACACCGTCAAACGAATTATTGTAAACCAACTGATTCGTCACCCCCGGCAAGCTTGCTCCAGCGCTGACGACATAGCCAACCCCGTTCGAAAAACACACGATGGAACTATTCAACTGCGGCGCGGGTAGCGTCGTGGTATTCGTATAAACGATATTCGTGCCGATGAATGTGCCGGTGAAGGTCACTGCATTCGTCACCAGCAGCGTTCCAGCGTCCACTTCATTGGCTTGAATTTTGTTGCCATTGTTCAGCGAATATCCGCCGAGACTTTGATCGGAGGTGAGCGGGAAGCTGGAGCCTCCGCCACCGGAAAACTTATTCGTGGCGATCATTACCGTTACGACCGCGCCATTGGTTGAATAGGTGAAGTCCGGCCCGCTGGGCGCGTTTGTGAAAATTAACAGCCGGACATTATTGGTGGTCTGGGCCGGCAGTGTGGTTACCGGCACCGTGCCGACGGTGAGTTGTGAGGCGTTCAAGCCGGTTATGTTTACGCCGTTTGCAAAAAATACTCCGTTAGAATTAACTCCGGCCACTGGCTGACCGTTGGTTCCGTTGACCTGCCAGCTATTCGTTGCAATACCTGGAAGCGGAGTAAAGATTCCGACTGGACGATTCATCCATGTCGTTGGGCGATTTTTTTGAATGACATCCACCGTCGCCGCCGGATTTGTGGTATTGATGCCGAAATCGCCATAGTAAGTGCCGAATGCGAAGGCTTGATTTCCGGTTCCGGGGGAATTTGTGGTTGTATTGGACGAACCAAGAATCAACTGGTCGGTGATGCCAGAAAAACGTCCGAATCCTTCACCCCAAGCGGGATAATTACCACCACCGCCACCATCTACATTAAAAACCATGAACGGGAAAGACTGTCCGTTTGCATTGTAAAAATTGTTCCAGCCAAAAACGCTGCCACTTCGGCCATCAATTATAGTATTCGTTGAAACTTGGTTCGGATTCAGCACCCCGCCTTTCGGCAGATCACCAACCAAATTATTTACAACCACATTACCATTCGTCGCAACAACGGGAGTCAGCCCGAGATTAAACCAGTAGAATGTCCCGGTAGCTCCTTCGGCTAAAACGAGACAGCCATCATGGAAAATGGCCCCTTCACCTTCTGTGCCGCCCGGAACATAGGCTTTTCCAATGAACGTCGCGGCAAAGGTGTTGGTATCCACCCGATACACATCGTTGTAAGCTAAGTTTGTCGCGACATTCGCGATGACATAGAGGTTGCCACTCGCAAAAATAGAACCCTGAATCAATTCAAGTGGCATCCCGGTGATGGTGTTGCTGCTTACAAAGGTCATGTTCGTAGTGCCAGTGACGGAATAAAAATAAGCACGATTCGTCACGGTGTCCTGACCGAAGGCGTAAAGGCTCGCCGTGGAGCCGGTCAACGGAGCTAACACGAGCGAAGAAATTTCGGGCATTAAATTGCTGACAACCAGATAGGTTCCAAGAACCAGGTTGGTGGTGCTAAAAACTGCGATGGTGGCATTCGAAGCGAGTGGTATTCCACCAAGATATTTTTCTGCCGGAACAAAGTAGTATCCAGCAAAACAATCACCATCTCCAAGGTGAGTATAATTACCCGTAGTGCCAGGAAGCCCTGAGAACGGCGCACCGTTGACAACCCCGATATTGTTTCGATTATCATCCCATAAAGACATCTGTGCCGTCGAGTTTATGACCCAGTGGTGCAGTGTATCATCATAGCCGCCACCTTGGGCGAAACCCCAACCCCAATGCTCAAGGATGTTTGTATTGAAACCGGAAATGACCACGCTGGACGAGGCCACCGCCGTTGAGGTTGCACCAAGAAAGTCATTAGTGCTGCGGTAGGCCATTGTTCCAAGGCCGCTTGAATTCTGCCCATAATACGGACTGACAACCAACTGGTTTGTAGGTGACGTAAGATACGGAAGGTAATTTCCGAACAAAGACGAGCCGGTATAGATTGGTAGGTTTGTGGAAACGGCGGCATTATAGGCGGTGATGAACTCATAGAATCTTATGATGGCAAAATCAGGCCCGGTTCCGGGGAGCTGATAAGTTCCTTTCAGCAGCAGGGCCGCACCAGTCGTGATATTGGTATAAGCATGACCAGCCTGCTCAAGCTGGTAAATTCCATTATAATTAGTGGCTACCCCAAATCCGCCAGATACAAAAATTTGAGAGAATGTTTGAGACTGCCCGGAACTGCTAATCGGCACGCCGTTGATGTAATAATTATCCGAGACGTTGATGTTGCTATTCACGTTCAGTGTAAATCCTGCAGAGATATTCGTGTTTATTCCAATGCCATTCGTTGAAATAACTTCCAATAAAAACGAATTTGAAAGTGTGTTGATGGGTCTTTTAACGCTAAACAAAAAGTTTGGCGGTCCATACTGAGAAGACCCGGCATTGTAATAATTCGTGGAGCCACCATAACCGGCGGCAGAACCAACATTAAGAAAGTAACTATTTATTGGATTTCCAGATGTTACAATAAATGTATTTGTAGATGGCGCGTTAAGCCACATGGTATAAAAAGAACCCGGCGCAAGTGTGGTTGGAATTATATTTGTATAGCAATATGTTCCAGAATTTAATGGCCCGAATGTTATATTTGTTTTCAAAATTAAAACATTGGTTGCAGAGTTTCCTGCAAACAAATCCATCTCGTATGAAACTGGAGAGTTAGTCCAGCTATAATTAAAAAAACCTAGCGATGTTATTGTAACAGTGTCTCCATTTGTCGGTGTTTCAAACACAGCCCCGACAACTGAATTTGACAGCGTAAAAAAGTTATTCGTAGAAAAAGATTGAACAAGTTGATTTGAGCTTGTAGTTGAAGAATCTGCATAAATTACCAAATTTGAATTATTCAACCATGCAGTTCCGTAAGCGGTCAGATTCGTAGCGGCCACACTTTTTGCAGTCACTAAAGTTGTATTTGTGCCAGAGCCGTTTAGTGTTGGGATGCCGCTGCCACCACCCGAACTTGGCAGGTTAGTCAGAGACGGCGGCATATTTCCGGCCGTCAGCCCGTTTGTTAAAGTATTCCAAGCATTAGTTCCAATCAGTTTTGCGAAAGCGGTGTTCGTCGCGTTCAGGGCTGCATTCAGCGGGTCAAACAAAGTTCCGCCATAATTCAGGACAATGTTTGATGCCGTCGAGGAGCTGATTCCGTTCGTCGGGCTGGAAGCATATTGGGCAATCAAATTGATTATGACGTTTGAGCCGGAAGTCGAAAATTGATTATTCGTAGTCCAGCTTTGAACAACGCCGGTTAAAGTGAAATTTGTAGTTCCAGAGCCTCCTCCACCAGTTGGAAGATTCGTTCCAGTTATGAATCCAGTCAGAATGGTTCCGTTCATGTTCCAATAAGAACCATACGCGCAGGATGGATTTGGAAGCGAACCACTGACTTGCGACCATGCCCCATTGACCGAGCTGGCTGAATAAAGTGAAACCGAATTGGTCTGGATATAAAAACTACCGCCAGAAATCAAAATAATCGCATTTGGGTTGACCGTATTCGTGTATGAATTTGCAAACCCGGATGGGTCGAATTGATACGTCCCATTTACTATTCCAGAACCTGCGCCGGAGACTCCAATCAGGTTTGTGCAAACCAGAAAATTGGTGGCTGTTCCGATTGAAAACTGATTGACCGCCGCCAGCGAATAGGCTGCACCGTTTGTCTTGGAAAGGTAAATCTGAGCCGCATTAGTGGATGAAACAAAAGCCGCCTGCGCCGCACCGTTGGTATCGGAATAGCTTTGGACATAATTCGTAGATGCCAGTCCGTTCGTTATGGACGAAGTCACAAACCCGTTCGTGCTCGGAATGACCAATCCATTGGTCAACCATGTCTGGTTGCTCGCATTGATTGAAACAATTCCAGTGTTCGTGGTCAGATAGGTATTCAACCCGGATGCAATCGGATTCGTGTATGCTCCGGTCAGAGCCAGATTTGTAAGGATGCCTGAGGCTGGCTGCTTGGCAGAATTCAGAGCATTGCTGGCCACAGCCGCATTGGTCAGAAAATTCTGCGCCACCCAGTTTGTGGTTGCCAGTCCGTTGGTGACTGATGCCTGGACCAATCCATTCGTAATCGAAGCTGTTACAAAGTTTGACGGATTTGAATTTGGATAAGCATAATTGGTCAAACTCTGATACGAGGCCAACCCATTTGTGATGCCGGAAGAAACAAATCCATTAGTCAGCGCCGGAAGCGAATTAGTGTAAAGAACTGCCAGCGGATTCGTGGTGGCCAATGAGGTAATCCCATTTGTCAGTTGGGTTTGCAGCGGAACGTTCACATAGACGATTGACGGACTCGAAAGATTGGTTGATAAAACCACATTCGTTCCGGCCGTTAGATTATTTGTCCAGGCTCCGGTAAGAGAAAGATTGGACAGGACTCCAGAGGCTGGCTGCTTGCCCCACCACAGCGCGTTCGAGGTCGAGGCTACTAAAGAGGCTTGCGCGGCATTTGAAGCGGTCTGGGAGGCTGCCAGGGCGTTAGATGAGGCGTTTACAAGGCTGGTTAAACCAACTGAAAGGCTATTCGAGGCCGAAAGGGTATAATTGGTCGAACCCTGCAAAGCAGATGCAGCCTGAGCCTGCGCATAAGCATAGGCTGAGTTTGTTCCGGCAACAAATTGGTTGGTGGTTGTATAGCCGGAAACTATGTTCGATGCCTGGGTTTGCGCCACGTTTGTAAGCTGCAAAAAAGACGGTGCAAGGCTCTGAACAATTCCGGTCACGGTCTGCGGTGATGTGAACGCAGCCGGATTGGAATAGACTATTGAAGTCATTCCGTTTGTGGTTGCCTGCGCGATGTTAGTGATTTGGGTTGGAGACAGCAGCGGAAATCCAGTCGCATTCGTAATTTGGTTCAGTGTAACGGCCTGGTTCGTCGCGTCTCCAACCACAAGGTTTACAAAATAATTCAAACCGGAAATAAAACAGCTTGGCCCGGCACTTGCATAGATGTTGTTTGTGCTTGAATCAAGAGGGGCACGAAAAATATATCCGCTCCCAAGGAAGGCATTGGTCACAAAATAATTGTTCTGCGCAAATTGGTGGACCGCATAGCCATTGGTGTCCGGCTGAATCCGAATCGGGACTCCGGTGGTATAAACCGACCCATCAGAATTAACAGGGCCGCAGGCAAAGACCTTCAGGACATTTGTATCCGGCGCAAGGGTGATTGAGTTCGTCATGGAAAACGAAATCATCGCAGCGCGGGACGTGACTGAAATTAAAAGCAGCGCAAAAAGTAAAAGGATTTTTTTCATATTAAATTCTCCCGAACCCATAATCCTCAAAAATAAAATTTGAGGCCGGCAAGTCTGCTGGAGTCTTTCCAATCCAAAATGCCAATGCGTAAAGAAAGGCAGACGGTGGCAGGGCTAAAAGCGATGTGTTCTGCATGTCGAACCGAGTTGACCAATCCGCCTGATATGATGAATAGGCGGGCTCATATAAAACTCCCGGCCCCGGAGATACCACAGCCTTATGCCATGCCAATGTTCCGTATATTTTTGACGGCTTTCCCTGAAGCGCAAAATTGTAATATTGATATGTATAAAACCCATTATATGGGCCAGATTTCACAACTGGCGGCTGTCCGTCACCAAAGAATGCAGTTGTCCAGTCTATGTTCCAAATAATGGCGTTTCCGCTTCCATCAGTTGTTATTGAATTAAGGACTCCGCTATATGTATCACCATGAAAAGTATCAAGCGCAACCAACAATCCATCGTATCCGACCGTTGCTCCAGCCGAGGTCGCCGCTGCTAATGCAAGAAATGTAAACGGAGTCGAAACCGATACTCCAGACTGCCTGTTTTGGCAAAGGCTTTGATTAAAATTTTGGCAGCCGGATTGCTGAAAGTTTTCGTTCATACTGGTGGAACTTGAGCAGCCCATGCGCGGCCATCTGCCATTGCCTGCCAAGCCACACCGACCAATGTGGCTGGTCCGGCAAATGAAGCCGGAAGCGCAGAGATTATATCACCGACATTCAGACACGGAGTAATATAATCCGTTTCCGAAGACGAATCAGAACCTGTGACATCGCGGGTATATTCAACCACATTTACTCCGTCAGTAGTTGACCCAGCTACGGCGTTGTAGGTGTAAGTGTAAGTGATTCCACGAATCGTCTTGGATGGCCATGCGCCGCCGGCCGGGCTGGCAGTTGGAAGGATGCAACGAATATCTTGATGCTTGGCTACCTTTACGATTCCGCCAGACGGATTCACACCGTCAAACATGTTGCAGTTATACCAATCGCCGCCATCTGAAACGATTACAAAATCCTGTTTCGAGCCGGATGCTTGATTGTCCCAAACCACATTCGAGTCGGAATAAATCACCTGCCCGTTGGTCATCCTACCGTTCAGCAGTGAATTGACCGCAGCCAACATTTGCTGCTGCCCCTGAAAATCCATGACGGATTTCAGCGGCTCAAGAAATTTTGTTTTGCGGTTGTTCATATCACCTGCACGAATCTTGTCCGCCGCTCCCAAATGTTGCCCATCCAGCGCCGCATGGTTGATGCTTCAGCCACGATTTCCGGAACAAGTCCATTGGAAGTTCCGGCACCGGAAATCCAATTCAGCCAATCGCTTGCCGATGGGATGCTGGCCGGAGTTCCGGCATCAACATCAGCATCTGAAATGATAACCGTGTCCGGCGGCAGAAAATAATTCTGGGCAACTGCATCGGCAACCGGCGCATAATAGTATTGAGGCTGGAGAATCAAGCCGACTGGATAAAGTCCGGTGGATGTATTCAAAACCGAGCCAGATGGAAACGGCGCGCTATATGGATAAATTCCAGCGTCATCAAAAATAAAATAATCGTATTGCAGTCGGGACTGAACCGTAATGCTCCGCATCAAGCGGCCGTTGGCAATTCCGGGATATGTGTAAGTAAATTGTTCAATCTCATTTCTGGTAAACGGAACAATCGCAAACCTGCGGGTAAGTTTGATTATACCTTGCCCGGCATCCTCGGTTGGACCCTCCTCGACCAAGACAGCATAAAATAATTCTGGAATTGACCGACCATTGGTCAGCTGTGATTGCCAGCCGATTGCCCATTGCCACTGATACGGAGAGTTCAGCGGAAGCGGCTGATAAGCCTCCATTGCCACCATGAATTCCTGCTCGATTATAAATGTCTGCTGGGTGGCCGACCACGGTTGTAAATTCGGATATGAACCGAGCGGGAACGGAATATAATTCCCGCCAGAAAGGAATATCGCGTCGGCGTTGCTGAAAGCCGAATCCCCCTTCATCGGGAAAGTGATTTTCGGAGGCCCGCATGGGTCGCAGGAATAAAAATCCCCATCCACGGCAAACTGAAGATTGCCTGGCGCAAATCCGCCTGTATATGGAGCGTTCATTTTGGTGTCTTATGCTCCTGGTTGACGAACTCGGCCATGCGTGCAACCGGCGCAAGCTGAAGATTCACCTTCTGCAATTCGATTTCAGTCTTCAGCATCGGCTCGCGGTCTTTGAATGAAGCCGCAGAAAATCCATGCCGCAATTGCAATGCCTCGGAAGTCAGGCGACGGAATGTCCTGTCATCCCCGCGCTCGAAAGCCACCTGAGCCTGCTTTTCTTTCTGGTCAATGTTCAGCGCCATGCGGTCGCGTTGCGAGACGGTAAAGTTCAAACGCTTCGGGTCAATTATTCCAAGAAACTTCCGCGCATGGTCAGCCATTTCTTGAATCGAAGTCTTGTTCCTGTCGGAAATCTCGGCAGTCAATTCTTTCTGGCGCAAAAGCAGTTCATTTTGGGTCGTTATGATTTGAGCCTTTTTCTCCTGGACAGAAATCCCCTCCTGGTCAGCCTGATTCTGCAATGCAGCTTCTGCCGCCTCATCTTTTCTTTTCTCCTCGGCCTCAGACATTGATTTTCCGATGTCTTTCAATGAACGCGCGCCGCCGGATAATGCTCCGAAAAATTGCGACAACTTTCTGACCCCAAGTGCAGGCAAATCAATAATGTTTGCCACGGTCGCCAAAACCACTCCGGTGGTCGCCTTGATTCCTTTCCAGGCATCGCCAAAATCCCCAATCGCCCCGGCGGAAATCTTTGTGAACGGATTAAAGCTGTTCATTGAATTGATGCCGGCAGAACCACCTTCCAGAACCTTTCCGAATCCCTGGTCGAGACCAGCGCGCTCTAAAAGATTTGCCCGAAGCTGGGCGTCTCCGGTTGCACGATACTTGTCAGCAAGTTTGGCCAGCGCAGAATTCAGGGAAAGCGTCTTAATCTCATTTGCCTTGGTTACGATTCCCAAATCATGCAGCTTGATGGCCGCATCCGGCATCCCTCGCTTGGCATCACCAATCAGGGCGTTTAATTTCTTCAACGGTTCTGTGAATGCGGTCACGCTCATTCCTGCGCGCTCTGCCGCCATCATTATTGACTGGATAAAATTCGTGCTGGCTCCGGTTTCATAGGAAAGGTTTTTGATTTCGATTATCTTGTCCTTGATGGAGGACAGCAGCTTTACAAATGCGCCAACCGCCAGAGCTGGAATGAGAAACTTTCCAAAAGAGCTTTTCAGGCTGGAAGCCAATCCGGTTCCCCATGCCTTCACATAAGCCGAGACCTTGTTGAGCCCGACCACGACGGCCTTGGCATCAACTCCCATGCGAATCAATATTTGTTCGGTGGTCATCAGTTTAATTCAAATGAAACTTTTCCATTGACCAAATCATCGTAGGAAAACTTGCGCGATGAAATCCCGTTTTGAACGAATTGCTTCAACCGGTCTTCAACCTTGTCGAAGGCTGGCTGTTCATTTCCGTTGCGCTCCTGGATGGCGCGAATCCTCTGGAACATCTGCGGCAACGGCATGAACCTGACCGCATCCTCACTGCAATGATACTGGCTTTGGATTATATCAAACCAGGAGGCCAGATAACAGACTGCCGCCTTGCCGCCCTGCATACCAGCCGGGGCATCCATAAACATGTCATCAATATACTCAAAGACTTTTGTGCAGGACTCCTGGAAGATTCCATCACGGCCGAGTTTTTTACTAACCTTTCGAGAATAGAAAAAAGATGCCAGAGTCCGACCGAGTTGGATGTTCTTTTGGTTCCATTTCAGGCATTGAGGGCTCAATGCCCAAAGAATCCAGGATAGGTCACAAAGTTGCGGTTGCTGGCGATACAGAAACGGAGAACCGAAATGGTCGAGCATCAAATAATCCAAGACGGTCATCGGCCGCACCTTGAATCCATTGATTTCGTATGCCAGATTCTTCCACGCATTCTCGCGAATGCGCTCCTGCTTGGCGCGAGCCTTTTTTACCGCCTCGCGCCAACCGGGGACTTGATTTAGAGCGATTCCCGTCATAAAAGAGTAACCTTAAAGTTACCTTTTTAGTTCAACTTTTGTTCACATTCAATGGCTTGCTTCCAAAACTGGCCAGACTGGTAAGCCTGACCAGCCTTGGCAATCCAGAAATAATAATTTGATAACGGGTCGAGAAAGTATTGTCCGGCCACTAGCGGAAGCGGAGCCACACCAAGTCCCCCAACCGTAGGAAGCTGCGCCTCGCCGGTGGCCGAAAGGTTTATAATACGGCCACCCTTTTTCTGCGAGGTTCCGTATTGGTCTGGCTGCTTGAGCTTGATTGTCTCCGGGTCCAGATTCCACGGGTCGATCACGACGCCCTGCTGGGCAGAGCCGTTCAACATGTTCACGATTATGCCACCGTGACCCACACCTTCATTATATGCATCAGCCATAATTTTTTATTTTGTTAGTTGTTCCAAGCTGTTGGACGGATGGCCACGATTCCGTCCCAGGACATCGTGGTATATTCCAGCCCGTCTTTTTCATCCACCGCAGAATCCGATACGCCGGAGTCCTTCAGAACTTCAGGTATCAGCACATTCGGAAAATTTAAAACATCAGCCAGCGAATTATTTCCACCGACAGAACTGATTGTATTGCGGACAATTCCGCACATCTGCTCATGCAGTTCATTATTGGCCGCAGTATTTCTTGGCTCGGTTACCACCTGGATGGCCAACGCAAAATGAAAAGCATCATAGCGCGGAACATTATCCGCGCAGGCAAACCTGCGACCGGTGGCATTGCCGATGGAGCATTTCAAATCCACTCGCGGACGCTCCTTATACCAGTCTCCGGTGGCATTGATTCGAGTGTAAACCACCAAACCCTGTGCCGTAATCAGTGCATTCAATCCACCGGACTGGGAGCTGTCCTTGTCCTCAAGCTCCTCGCGCAACCGATATATGATTTCGCTTGGCATTACGATTTCGAGTGCTTTTTAATTGAACCGCCGGAATTATTGTCCCGCGCGTAACCGGATAGAATCAAGCCAAGCCGATGCAGCATTTTCTTTTCGCGGATGGCCACGGCACGTTTTACTTTTTCGGTCAGCCCGACCACTCCGGTTGCCCGCGAACCAAAAACAATCTCCGGGCTGGCCGAACTCATGTTTTTAACCTGCGTGATATTCTTTCCGGTCGGGAAATGCTTTGATGATGTTGATGGAACATTCCCACCAAGATTCTTGGCTGTCTCGGCAAATGATGCGTCACGGAGGCCGATTCGCTTTTTTATTTCATTGAACAGCTTGGAAATAATTCCGCGCTTGACCACAAAACGGTTGGCAATCTGGACGTGCTGCTGTCCGTGCATTCCACCATCAGCATATCGTTCTGCCGGAAGCCTGCCCTTGGCAATGTAGAACAATTTTTTTGCACCGCCCATTGAAAGCTCGGCATCACCAAGCATCCGGTCTTCTGGGACTCCGAGCAGAAAATTTGGGCCGGCATTCAGCCATTCAATTCCATCACCCTTGCGCTTCGTTCCAGTGAACGGATGGGCCGGAGCTTTCATAAACACCTTTCCAATGTCCCGGCGCATTGATGCCTCGATTTTCTTCCTACGCCGGGCATTTGGGGCCGAACCGCATTCCAGCGACAGCTTGCGCGTCTCGTCGCTGATTACGTCTCCGATGTCACCCTTGCCTCCAGTCCCAATCAAAGCATTATGGAGTCCGCCAATCAATCGGCTGACTCCACTGACATCAATGTTGGTGACTTGAAGCATTTTACTTCGGAGCCTGGGGTTGCCGCGATGCGACCCGCGCCTTCAGCTGATCACTCGGAGACGGTTGCTGATTCAGCATTGAGAATTGCTGCCGGCATTGCTGAAAGCATTGCTTCCAATAAACATAATCTTCAGATGGAAGATTTGCCGCCTTGAACGCAGCGGCCGAATCAATGTCCAGCTGCAATGAATCTTCCGTTTCCAGGGATGCAAAAGCAAAGTCACTGGCATTCTTAAAAATTGTCAATCGTTTCATTTTATTTGTCCTGTGTAGTTTTTTTGATGATTTTGAAATCCACGGTCGAATCAACCGGATTATTTTCCCGTTCGCCGAACTTCCAAACCTGATTCGATTCGTCTTTCATGTAGTCTCCCGGCTTCACGTTCGGATAACTGTTATTATTAAACACCGCCAGAGCCTCCTCCCGATTGTCCTGAACAATTTCTCCGTTCAAGATAGTCGGAGGAGAAATAACCAGCGTGGCTGTGAAAGATTTTCCGGCATCAGCACCAGACGTGATGGTCACCCTTTGGCCGTGGAGATTAAACCACGGCTCAAGGGCGTTCTCCATCATCTGGTCGCTGATTGCAGACATTAGATTTTAACCGGGTTGAGTTTTGCAGCCAGTTCGTTTTTAACCGTCAGCTCAGATTGATTCTGAGCGTGAGAGGACAGATGGCTTTTAACCGCAGACTCGACCAGCATCGCAAGGATCAAGACTTCGCCGGCCACCTTTTCAGCTTCCGGCATAATCTTGATTACAGCCTCCGCAATGGATTCATGGACGGCCTTGGAAGCCTCCACAGGCTCGTTTGATTGCTCCAGGGTATCTTCACCCTCTTTTTCAATTGGATCGCTCATAAACGGTTTTAAAGGCCGGGTTTGCCGTTGACTTCAATCAGCAGGTTGGTCAGCCCGCCGGCATTCGGGTTCCTGATTTGATTGATGCAACAATAGGCCGCTGCACCTAGATCAATGTTCGTGACCAAAGGAGAGCCTGGAGTCCAGGCAAAGGCCGCATAATTAGTTGACCAGTTTGCCCCGTCCTGACTCACTGCCAGATAAAACGTGGCTGCTGTCGAACCGGTCGTTGCAGAGCCATTGACATAAATGGACGCACAGCGGAACGGACCATACAAGGTTCCTGGATAACCAACGGAAGTGAATCCGGCCGACGGCCATTGATTTGTGTTCGACTGGGTTCCAATCCCGGAAGCCAGATTGAAATTATTAGTCGAGGATGGAGTCATCCATCCGGTTGTATAATTCGTTCCTCCAACTGTGACAGTCGAATTGGTCCCCAGAGTCCCGTTGACTAACGTGAATTGAGCGGCCTGCGATTGCATCGCAAAGAACAGGATTGCGCAGACGCTTAAAAAGCCAAGCACCCGGCAAAGGCTTAGAATGTTTTTGATTTTTTTCATGGTATTATTTTTTGATTTTGTTTGTTTAAGATTTGTAGTTTGTGGCCTTGCGGATTTGCTCGGCGATGGCATTGACCTTTTCGTGTTCGGTCAGATGAGCCTTCTTGATTTCCAGATTTTTCTTTTCCTGGATTTCATTGGAACGCTTGCGGGCACCAGCCGCAATCTCCTGAACCTTTTTGTCCTGGACCGAAACCTGCGACAGCCGGTCTTTGTTCTGCTTGTTCGTGAATGGATTCTTGGCTGGACGCGAGTGCTGCACCTTTCCAATCAGAACACGGCTGAAGTCCTCGTTTACATTTCCATTCACTTTTTCAAATGCGGAATTAGCATCTGAGAAGGTTCCGTCTGGAGAAGTCAGGATGACCCAGTCGCCAGCCTTGATTTCAATCTTCATCGGCTTGCGCGCGCGGGCCAGGCAAATTGGTTCGTTCATAAATTTGTTGTTTTGTTTTTGGTTGACTGGAAGCCTGCCAGATTATTCCAGCAGGCTTCCGTTGGTTTAGTTGCCGGCCGAGGTCAGGCGGAACAGAGCCGCCAATTCACCGAGACCTGAGCCGTAGGTGCATTCAATGATTTCGTTGTCCACGTTCGCGGACTCATTGCCCCAGAACTGATATGTGAAGGCCAGACCAGTCTGGTCATCCGTAATCTGCTCGTAAGCCACGAGCTTCTTGAGCACGCCAGGAGGAGGCATCACCGGAGCCGTGGCAATCAGAACCGCAGAAGGCCAAGCCATAAAGCCAGCCAGGTTCGGGTCAGAACCGGCAGTCACTGCGCCGTCGCCACCGCGAATATAATTCGCAATCGGGATTTTCGGGTCGTGGATGATGTTCTCGAATCCGTAGAGACCGCCAACAATGCCCTCGCGCAGGACATCAGTTGTTCCGATAGCCAGCAACGGAGTGATGCCAGGGTCAATCGCCAAGTTGGTGTAATAACTCGGCGCCAGAACCACGTTGCGACCCTGCAAAGGCCAGAAGGCCGCAATCGCAGCTTGCAGCAGGACATTGCCGACAATCGTGTGGTCAAATCCATTCGCCGCACCTGTCCAGATGGCATTGGCAAAGTTGGTGGAATTGATTTGAGCTCCCATGATGTCGCCACGGACATCAATGGCCAACTGCTCACCAGCCATGATGGACAGCTTCTGAATATCCAACCAGGGCTGACGGCGGATTTCATAGGCCGAGAATTGCAGGGCCTTGTATTTCCTGCCACTGCCTGGGGTTGCCACACCATTGCCAATACCGCCCACATAAATCTGCTTATAGAGCGTCTGGGCATTCGGATTGACCACATATCCATCCGAATACTTGAACTCGGTTGAAGCCGTGGTGTCCAACGGATAGTATGGCACTTCGATGTAGTCCGTGCCTTCGAGCGGAACAGACTGGAAGTTGTGGGCAAAGATTTCCAAGCTGGCAAACTGCCGGCGGAAAGCCCGCATGACTTCGGACAGAATCACCTGCCGCAACAGTTGGGCCGACATGGTGTTCGCATTGCGAGGTCCATATCCACTCATCTGGGCGTCCCAGGCTTCACGCAGAGGCCCGACCATCTCCGGCATTGGACCAGTTAACCCTTTCGGAGTCGGCCCGTTATATTTCTTCAGGCGATTGACCAAACGGGCAACCGTCTTAGAGTTTTGGCCGAGCGTGATGCGTTCCTGCAAGTTTTCCGGGCCGCGCGAATTGCGGGATAGAAAAGCCTGCGGCTTCATCAGGTTCTGGATGGTCTTGTCCAAATCCGAAATCGAATCGGATTCTCCAAGCTCGACATTCAGTGGGGCACGACCAGGCAGAATTACCGGAAGTTCAGCCAGTTGATTCAGCACCGGATTCTCGCCTTTGTCATCTTCGGCAGCAGCCTCGGCCATTGCTATCCAGTTCTTGGCAGAAGCAGCAGGCAGACGGCCTTCGGTGATAAACGAATCAATACGGTTCTGGATTCCCTTGCGGCGTTCATTGCGCAGAAAGTTTTCCATGCGGGCATTGTTCTTTTTCATGTTGGCAGTGGCAGCCTTGTATTCGGCCGACTCTCCGCCCGGTGCACCGGAAGCGTCAGAGCCGGGAGCTTCGGCAGAAGGCTTCGGAGCATTCTTCGGTTTCTCCTCCTCGTCATCCTCGTCCTTCGGTTCATCATCCTCGGCATCCATCGGATTGCCGCCATCATCATCCTCGTTCTTGGATTCCTCCTCGAACAGGGAATTGAAAGCCGCCTTTTGGTTCTTCTGCTTTTTGTTGGCCGGCTTGAAAGCCTTGACCAAAGCCAGAAGCTGCTCATCAGTATCAGCAGAGTTGAATTTAACGCCCCACTTGTTCAGCAGGGATTCCAATTTTTTTCTCATTGTGTTTTTGTTTTGTTTGTTGTCTTGTTTCCCCTGTGGGGTCTTCGATTTATTCAGGACGGCCAGCCTCGCCTTCATGTTGCGAATTTGTGTGTCCGTGAAATTTGAAACCGGCTCGTCATCCACCAGCTTGTCAATGAAACCCATGGCCAGCATTTCTTCGCCGGTCATCAAGGTTTCATTGCGCATCAATCCGAGAAGCTCGTCCTTCGATTTTCCCTTGCGGTTTGAACCGGCATACATTCCGGCAATCTGGTCGGTGGTCTTGTCCAGCTCGTCGGCCTGCTTGCGCATGTCATCACCGTTGCCCATGCACATACCCCAAGCCGGATGAATGAACATCTGCGCATGGCGGGGAGCGCGGACTTCGTCAAAGTCGCAGCAAATCCAGGAGGCGACGGAAGCGGCCATTCCGTCAATGCAGGCTGTCTTGCGGCCTTTCCATTCATCCATGCGGGTCTTGATGGCGAACCCTTCCCAGACTGCACCGCCGGCAGAATTGATTCGCACATCCAGTTCTCGGGATGAATCAACATCCTTGACCGCGTCCATGAAATCCTTGGCCGTAAATCCACCGTTCTCAGAAAAAGGGTCGTCGCCGATGTCCTGATAAATCATCACCTGGACCGGAGACTTGTCCGAGTCGTCAAAGTTGACCGCCATGCGGCCGAACTTGTTTTTGATTTCCTTGGTGATTTTCATTTCTGGGATGAAGCAAAGTCGTCAACGGAGGTTTTCAAATCATCAAGCTGATGTTGCTGCGCAGCCTGCAACTGGGCCGGAAGCGTGACGCGGATGTTGTTCTTCTCAAGGAAGCGTTGCTGGCGGGCCAGGCGCTTGGCCACGGTTATGAAAGACGAACCGCGTGGACCAATGATTTCCTCATAATCCATTGCACCGGCCGAAAGCAGCGCAAGATTGGACTGCGTGGTATAACCGACATCAACATTGCAGGCTTCGGGCTGTTGGATATGAAGGCAAGACCTCCAATTAGCCGGAGGATCAGACACGCGCAAATCATTCTTGATGGCCCATTCCAAATACCAGATGACGGCATCAATCAAAAAGTGCTTCCACTTCTGAAAGTCAGATTTGAAAAACAGGTCGGCATTATCAAGGTCGGCTCGAACCTGCGTGCCCTGCGGGCGGGCAGATGAACCAGAAATGAGATTGAAAACCAAACAGCGTGGAACTTTCCCACCTGCGCAAACTGAGTTCACAAGGAACTCCCAAAGTTGAAGCGTGGACTCGCTGGGCCGGTTCGGAGAATCGAAGTGAACCTTTTCACCTGTCTTCAATCCATAGACGTATGCCCCGGTTTCTTTGCGGAACATTTCATAGCGAGCAAATAATTCCTTCTCTCCGGTATTCGTCGGGGTTGAGCCTTGTCCGCGTGCGATGCGAACCGCCTCCAGCTTCGGGTCAAGCGGAGACGTTGCCTGTCCGGAGTTGGACTCAATCCCGACTGCCCGAATTGACTGGGAGTTCTGCGCTTTCAACTCAATCTCAACCAAGTCTTCAAGCTTGTGCAGATCCATCGAGCAGGAATAGAAATCAGACAGTCCGCGATACTGGTTCACGCGGTGCATGTTGAACAAGTGAAAACAGTTTTCCTTTTCAATCAGATTCCACGAATCGTTCTGCTCGAATCCGCCCATCCCGTTGCGGCACCAGAAACCGGTCAAGGAAAGCAGTTGACGCTTTTCCTTTCCATCTCCGGCATCCACCAACTTAAACTGGACTCCGTCAATCAGATTGTAGTCATCGAATTTTGTCCACGGGGTTTCAACCCGGTGGGCCTCTACGGCCTGGAGGCAAGGCTTATAGACTTGAACTTTCCGGCCGTCGTATTCAATAAAGCCCAGCTTGCGGGTTTTGATATAGAACACTTCACCATCAACCTTCTGGCACCGGTAGCCGATTTTAAGGAGACGTTCCATCGTCTCGCAGTTCCAACCACAGTCTTTGAACCATTCGGCAATGACTTGTTCGGCGCGTTCATACCAATTGTCCTCCTCGATTTCATCATCCAGACCTCCGTCAGCCGGATAACAGGAAACCGTCAGCCCACCGGAGCCGACCGTGTATCGCTCGCCAACAGAAAGAATTGATTCAAGCAAGGCGGAATTTTGCGACCAGTAGCGCATCCGCCTCATCATCTCCCGACGGGTGACATAATTTTGGTCGAACCTTGCGTCTTGAACCAAAGATGGAAGATAAGAATAATTCCCACCCGTCCAGATTGGCCATCCGCCCTCATACCAATTGCGGGCTGCGTGATGGATTTTCTTCAGCGAATTGATGCGCGGAAATTTCTGCGCCAGATAACGCGTCGAATTGACTGTCGCCTTCAGGAAAGTCGGAAGGCTATGCTGCACCTGCGCAGCAATCAAAATCATCATTGGTGAGCGTTTTACCATGTCTGGACAAAGCTCCCATTTCCAAGGGTCGGGTGAAGCCGCAAATCAGAAAGGTCAGTTTGATATTCTGTGCAGCCTTTCAGCTTCCATTTCATTGCTGCATAAGTAGCCGGGTCATAATCTCCATCTGGAGGAGCCACCGGCCACCAATCAGGAAGCGGTGTCGGAGGATTCAGAATCGCCCACTTGACCCAGCGCAGAGAATCTTCGTAGAAATTTATGAGCATCCGCCACGCATCACCGAGCTGGTCCGGTGTGTAAGTTCCGAGACCTGGACCGCGATAAGAATGAGAAGCATTATTCTTGGAAACCGAACCGATTGAACCGCCCCTGGCCAGATTCCGTGCAGTGGTCTCGTAGGTGAACATCTGGTCGCGCAGGGTATTGGCATCCTTCGGCGCGTTGACCCAGGCCGTCTCAAGAAAAAATTGTAGTTTTTCTACACTAATGTCCACGAGTCTAGTCTAGGCCAGAAAAAAAAACTTGGTAGCTAGACAAAAGCTCCAGCCCAAAAAAGGTAAAGAGCAAGTTACTAAATTTTTAATTACTTTAGTAAGTATCTAAAAATCAATATCTTATAAATTATATAGGCATAAGGTATTCAACCACAGATACTTAACCTAAGTTAAAATTCACAAAGTAACCTTCTCTTTACTTAAGATACCTACGGCGCACAGCGTGAGACCGGCTATGCGCTCCAAGCTTCTTTAATGCCTCGGTCACATGGTGCCCCACGGTAGCCTCAGCTATCCCAAGCCTGGCCGCAATCGCCTTGTCTGTCAGGCCGTGGGAAATCAGGTGGATGATTTGTTCCTGGCGCAGGGAAAGGGGTGGGGTCATAAAAAGCATTCTCCAGACGGGCACCCTCCGCTAAACAAATCATCCTTTTTTGAAAGGTCAACAGACCTTAACGGCGTAAGAGTAGAGTGAAGAAAAGCATTTTTATCTCTCGTCCTAATATAGTCGTCCCTGTCGCACGCACTCTTAAATTCTTTTGGAAAGTTTTCGGCCACTTCTGTCCACTCATAATCTGTTTGATTTGGGCAATCAAAGCACCTTGACCTTGGAGGCTCTGGCCATCCAAACTTTTTTACAATTTGAATCGCATCCTGACGTTTAATCATCAAATCAACGAGCGGAAAATAAACCAATCCTTTTTTGAAGTCTCCGCCTTCCTTCATTCTTAAAACTCTGTTAGTTTCGTCAATAGAAAAACAAATCCAGGTTTTATATTTACTTCGCTTGATTCCAAATTTTATTGAAAGAAATCTTTGAATTGCCTCCCGCTTCCATGCCTTAGAACAAAACGGCTTCAGTTTTGAAACAGCTCCGTTTATGTTTGAGAATGCCGGAATTTGAAGATGTGAATCAACGCCTTCCTTTGTCGGCTCTGTAAATGCTCCTCCGTTAGTATAGCATTTATACGACCACTCAGAAGACTTAACCCTAAATATCGGAATACCCGTTTTCTGAAAAGCCGGCAGAGTTACTTCATTAAAATAATTCCAAGTTGTCGGCATTTCTCTGCCGGTATCTGCAATTACAATAATATCAGGCCTGCGCAGTTTGCCTTGTAGCACTAAAACCTGAGCAGCTATTGATTGAGTTCCTCCTCCAGATGAAAAGACCTCAATCAGTCTGTCAGTTGGAAATATAATTTTATCTTGTTTTCTAGGTGGTGGAATTTTCATTTTCTTTTTTCTTGGTCTGAATCGCGTCAAAACTTATCAACTGCAACCGGAAGGCCAGAACCAACTGCATGACTTCGCAGGCGTGAATGTGGTCGGCATATCCAGACCGGATTCGCTCCCAGGAATACTGCCTTGGGTCTTTCTTGGAATACACCCGTTTCTTTCCGGCCATGTGTTTGTGATATTCCTCGGTGTCCACCTCCGGCGCAATCGTCCATTGAAGACCGGACTTTCCAAGCCGGATGTTTTCCATCATGTCCTCGAATACATCATTCAGAAATTCGATAACCTCAATCTGCATCTTGGCTGCAAGCTCGGTTCCAGCATACGGGTCAACATTTTTGCGCAGACGATACGGAAGGAACAGTCCGGTCTCCTCCTCCCTGTATAGTCTCTTTCCCCCATACGACTTCATGGGGGACCAACCATCGCATAATGGCAGGGCGTCCTGCTGGGCTTCGAGCAGGTTGCAACGGTTGACTGATTTAATATCCGCGCAGTTTTTAAAAACCTCGGCCTGGTCGAATCCGATGTCAATCGCCACGGCCTGCGGAATAATCTTGAACTCTTTTTGAAGCTCGTCGAGTTCATACCATTGATGAAGTGCCCGGTAAGCCAATCCGTGGCATTTGTCCTTTCCATCCCAAGCCCGAATCATGGCCCAGAAGTATGGTGCGTTCTGCTGATAATCCACAGTCATCAGGTTCAGCCATTCCTGCGTTATTTCAATCTGGCGCGCAGCCGTTCCTATTTTATCCACCTTCATGTCCTGCTGCATATCCGGTTCGGCCAAATCTGAATTAATGAAACCCTTCACGCCTTCTGGGCTGCGCTTGGCTTTCAGAAACTTGACCGCGAGCTTGCCGACTGCGCAATCGGGTGAAGTGGAATAGAGCGACGGAAGATGCCATCCGATTTCTCCGGGCAAAGGATTCTTGGCCGTCGCCACCCATTTTCCGAAATGGTCCATCTGGGCAACGTGGATGTTCCGAATCTTTCCCTGGCAATGCGGGCAGACATAGTGCGCGGACTTTTCAACTCGGTCATAATCCCAGATTCCATTCACCTTTGCTTCCGTGTCCCAATGGACATAGGCTTCGTTTCCGGTTGGCTCGAAGACTGAGAACCGCTTGGACCAGGCAAGGACAACAAAATCCTTGCAATGCGGGCACGGGAGAAACCTACGCCGCATGTCTGTGTTTTTGAAATGCGCCCAAATCCCGACCGTCGGCAGGGTCGGTGTGGACATCTTGTAAGCGCGCGCGCCGATGACGTTCTTCATGCGCTCATCGGCCAGGACTATCGGGCTGGCTTCCTTCGAGTCCTCCGACTGGGTTGGGTATTTATCAATCTCGTCCTGAAGCACCACGTCGCAACGGTTCTCCCCCAACTGCCCAACTGAATTGCTTCCGGTCAGGTCTATCACCGAACCATTGATAATCATCTGCATGGTCGAGAAGTCATAGCGGTCCACGCCTTGTGGAATTTTATCGGCCAGAACTTTTGTTGACCTGATGGTTTTTCCAAGCCTGGTCTTTGAAAATGAACGGGCACCGGCCGGCCCTCCAGATGTCGGCTTCACCACCAGTGCCCGCATGGGCCAGGTTCCGATACGATGGCAAAGACCTCCAACCGTGGCTATGGTCTTTCCGACTCCGGTTCCACCGACAAAGATAAAGTTCTTACCGCCGCGCAAAGATTGCGGAAGGACTCCCCATGCGTCCACAACCTCGCGTAGATATTCACGCCCACTGAAACTGAACCGGCCCTTAATCTTCGGCTCGTTCAGGTTCAGATGCTCCTCACACCAGGTCGAGGCTGGCACCTTCGACCTGGTTTGACAGAACCGGTCCAGCAGGACTTGAAAGAATTTGTCGGTGGAGGTTTTCAAAATGGTAACTTTAAGGTTACTTTTTCTTTGCTGGTTTCTTTTCGTTGATTTGTTTTATCACCTGCTCCGACCACTCGGTCAGAATCTTGTGGGCTGCGTCCGGGTTTTCTGGATTGACCAGAGCCGCCAGCTTGTCAGCCACCAGGTCAACCTCGACTTTGATGGGCAGAAGGATTTCGCCCCAGACTCTCGGCTCAAGCTCGGCCACGTTCACCAGAATCTTTTCAGCCTCCAGATTCTCCCGCTCCAGCTGTTCGGCCTCGGCAGTTGCCTTGCGCAGAAGCATCGCCTCCCGGTCTCCATGGATGGCTGCAAAGACATCCCGCGCAGAATACAGCACAAGGGGTTTTGGTGGCATCCCGTATTTGGTCAACCTGCGCTGGATGGTCTGCTGGTCTATGGCCAGCTCTACCGCCCATCCGTTGACCGTCGTGGCTACGTTGCCTGTTCGTTTGCGTGGCATAAATTGGTAACTTTAAGGTTACTATTTCAACCTCTGAAGCCGCGCAATCTCGGCGCAGATTAAGGATGCTGCACAGACGAGGTTATCAATGCGATACTGACGCGGAAGAAGATCATCCTCGAAAGGATACGGAATTCCATCGAGGCCTGGAACATCGCAGGTCGCGCCGTAGAACATATAGTTGGCTGCGGCTGCGAGGAGTTCGCATTGAGCATGCTGGTCGTCATGTTCTGGATTATATTTTAATTGCTGACGCTGGAGTTCCGTAGCGATTAGTTCGATTGGTGGTGTGTTCATTTTGTTTGATTTAGCTTTTGGTTAAAAAATTGGCGCAGCGGCAGAGGACGGGAGTTTATAAATATCTAGCTGACCCAAAACCCTAAAAAGATTCCTTTTCCCCGGACCGCCCAGGATTCGATTTAAGTCATTTTGATTTCCAAACCTTAGTCTCATACCCTTTCCCCATTTGAATCGCCCATAAGCCCAGCCACGTCGTTTAAAGCATACTCTGCGCTAAGGGTGCTATTAGCTACTCCGGCAATGCGATAAGCCTTCGACCTAAGCCGGACAGCGCAGAAGGTTTTGGGCGGTTGCTTCATAAGCCAAGCCCACGCCATATCATAAGCCGGCGGGCTTGGCCTCTTAAACCTTAACCCTTGATTAACTCCTCCAGTTAACCATAACCAGATAGTTTTCTCCAAGAGACTTATTCTATTATCCATAATCATTATCCTTATTCTATTACTACTATTCTACTCTTCTTTTTTCCGCCTTATCTATTAGTAGCTACCGCCAAGCTAGCCCACAAGCTATCTTGAAGCTATGCTTCAAGCTATGCTTCAAGCTTCCTGCGGGCCTCCCAATTGGCCTTGTTTGCCCGGCCACCAGCAGCAGCGCGGGCCTTGTTAAACTTAATCTTTTCAAGGCAAACAGCCCATTCCTTATCCGCTTTCTTCTGCCTCCAGAGGCCGGACGAGTCCTGCCTGAAAAACTCGTCGTTATCAAAGACCAGCCCGCAGACTTCATCCCAGTCATCTTTATCGGTCTCACAAATCTTTCGGAGCTTCTCGGAGTCATCCGGCAGACCTTTGCATTTAAGATGAAACCAATAGTGGGTCAGGGCTTTCTGGTAGGCGACTATGGCCGAGTATGGCCAGCTCTTGACAGCCTCCCAGAACTTGGGCCAGAAAAACGGCATGTAGTCATCGGGGTTCATGTAGTTGTATCATCAAATTCATCTTCGACTTGTCCAGGTATTCGGATAACCTCAATCCATTGCATGGTGTCTATTCTTTGGCGCTCGACTATCCATTCACACGTTTTTGATTCGGCCCGGATACGGATATCCGCGAAGATTAGTGGACCAAACATTTTAATCAGCACTACTGGCACATATCCGCAACAGATGATTTGATCATCTTGTTTTCCATCCGTCTCAGTAGATTGAAGATTTATTTCTGGCCGCATGGATTCTGCTTCACCAATACCAGGAGCGGGTGTTATTGAGAAACATTCTTTTTTAGTTTTCATACTTGTTCAATTCCATTCGGAATCAATTTCCAGTCTCCGCCCCAAGTCTTGCGCACAAGCTCGAACGCCTCTGAGTGGCTTCCGCAGCAGACATGTCCGACATCGAACGTCTCACAGCCTGCTCGATAGACCTTGAATTTAAAAAACCATCTCATAATTATTTCATCAACGATTCATTCAGCTTTTTTCGTTAGGCCGCACTCGCTTTTTCGACCAAATGTAGGTTTTCGCCATCGCCTCGGTTTCGGCCAGCGATTGCAGCTCCGCATCGGTCGCGTTCTCCGGCGCGGTCACGATTACGAATATATCTGGGTGTCCTCCGCTCAAGACAATTTCCCATTCGACGTGCGTTCAGCGAGTGCTTTGTCACGTTGGTCTTTGAGTTGGGCGAGCCAGTTCTTGGCTTCGGCGAGTTCGGTCTTTATTGTCT